TCAATAATGGCGAGGTCGCACTCCACGACGATCAAGGACATCAGGTCCATATCCGCCGCGACGGCGTCTACGTTTCAGCGCCGAACAGCAAGAAGATCGTCGCGCAGATCATGTCCGACGACGCCATGCCACAGGACGCCAGTGCGAACGCACAGATCAAGAATGGGCAAATCGAGCAAGCCCCTCGTCGAAACGTTGCATCGTACATCCTCGACAAGAGCAGCTTTACGCTCAATCACCCCAACGGCGCGGTGACCTTCAATTGCAAGTCGTTCACCGTGAATACAAGTCAGACGTTCACCTTGAATGCTGGCAGTGACGCGAAGATTATCTCTGGCGGCGACATGCTCGCCAGAGGCGTCAGCGCCATCCTTTACGCGCTTACGAACGCCTACGTCAAAGCAGCATCAGGGGCTGTCAACGTCAAGTCACCCGCGAACCTCTCTGATCCGCCTTTTGATAGCGGTGCAAGCGACCCGCCGATTACGAGCTAGTTCATGCCCGACATCCGATATATTGCAATCGAGACGCCTGCTGCGGTCACGTTCGACTGGCTGCAGCTTCCTACCGGACTGCTCGACGAAACGCAGCAGCTCGCGAGCGCGATCATCATTGCACTCAACAGCGACGCGGCTGCGGACGAGGGTGACATCCTTCCTGATCCTCGCGACTCGAACCGTCGCGGATGGTGGGGTGATCTCGACGCACAGAAGATATGGAGCGGCTGGCCGCTCGGGTCGAAGCTGTGGCTCCTGAGACGCGCCAAAATCGTCGATAGCGGCGCCCGCGAGGGCGCCACGGTCGCGCGCGTCGAGGCGTATGTACGCGCCGCGCTCAAGCCTTTCATTGATGCCGGTCTGTGCTCTCGGGTGACGGTCGATGCGTCTCAGACGAGCGAAAAGCAGATCAGCGCCACGATCACGATCTATCGCGGACCGAAATCAGCGATCCAACTGCAATACCAGGCGCTCTGGTCCGAACTCTTCCCGGGGAGCTAAATTCTAAATGCCTTGGCAAACTCTGACACTTGAGCAGCTTCGCACGCTCAATCGGGACAACGTGCAGTCGCAGCTGCGCTCCGGCCCCATGATCCCGAACAGCGGCCTGCGCGTCATGTCCGACGCAAACGCCGGGCTTGCGTATCTCACGCTGCTGTACCTGAACTGGCTTGCGCTTCAGGTCATGCCGGATACGGCAGAGAGGGAATGGCTCGACAGGTTCGCTAACATCTGGTTACGCCAGGGACGCAAGAGCGCGTCCTTCGCCTCCGCGACGATCACGTTCACCAGCATCGGATCGGTCGTGATGCCTGCGGAAGTCACCATGTCAGGCGCCACCGACAACACAACCGGCGCTTCGCTGCAATTCCAAACGCAGTCCCCATTTACGATTGGAACGACCCCGACAGCCGTGAGCGTCTTGGCGACGTCGCCCGGTCAAACGGGTCTCGTCGTCGGATCAACGCTCAGCCTCGACGTCGGGATTGCGGGGATCAACGGCGTCGGCACCATCACAGCGATCAGGGATGGCATCGAGGAAGAGACCGACGACGAATTGCGCGCTCGCCTCCTCGACCGTATTCGCCAACCGCCTGTGGGCGGCGATGCTGAGGACTATGTGCAGTGGGCGACTGCGACGCCTGGGGTCAACGTCACGCGCGCATGGTGCTCTCCGCTCGAAATGGGGCCGGGCACCGTCACCATTCGTTTCATGACGGATACGACGGACACTCAGGGCAATAAGGTTGCCGGCTTCGCCAACGCAGCGGATATCCAGACCGTCACGAACTACACCGACACTGTCCGACCGGTTGCAATTAAGGATCGCTTCGTGACGACGTGCGTGCCCGAGCCGATCAACTTCACGATCACTGGCCTCTCCCCCGACACCGTCGCCAACCGCAACGCAATTGCCGCCTCGGTCAACAGCATGTTGTTTGAGCGCGCCGCGCCGGCACACGCGATCAACGGCATCGAGCAGTCCGCGCAGGCGATCTATCGCGCGTGGGTGAGTGAGGCCATTTCGTCCGTCTCAACCATCGATAGCTTCACGCTGATTATGGACGATCACCCGATGCCCTACCCGGGCTCGCTCGGCGTCTTGGGCACCATTGTCTATGGCTGACGAAAAGTGGGTTCAGCGCACCTCGGTCGAGTACGCGCAGGGTTGGAATAATCTCCTGCCGACCGGCCCGGCATGGCCGCGCGATCCTGACTCGGCGTTGCAATCCGTCATCGCGGGGCTTGCCCAGATTTGGGGCGACCAGATCGAAGCTCAAGCCGCGCTGCTACTGGTCACCGAGAGCGATCCGCGCGCTACAAACGTTCTTCTTCCGGATTGGGAGCGCGCATGGGGCTTGCCAGACACATGCTTGCCTTTCGCTTCGAGCGATACAACGACCCGCCAAAAGAACCTCGTCTCCAAGATGACGTTCATTGGCGCGCAGTCGCGCTCGTTCTTCATCAACCAAGCAGCCAGCTTCGGGCAGACCGTAACCATCAGGGAATACTCGCCCTATCAGTGCGGAATTTCCGGTTGCGGTGATACCACGAACATCGAGCCCGATAACCTCGGCAGCTATCGATGGGGTCTAGGCCCCACAGAGATGCGTTTCGTTTGGACGGTCACCCCGACTGCGCTGACCGCGAGTTGGAATGGCACCGACCTGTTCTGCATCATGAACCGCTGGAAGCCTGCGCACACGGCGGTCGTGTTCGATTACTCGGCGCTGCAAGAGACGCGGTTCTCGCGCCCTTGGAATTCCGGTTACGTCGCCCTCTTCTAAGAAGGACTCAATATGTCATCTCCCAATGACAACATCTCGCTTAAGGACGGCGGCGACACTCCATTCAAGATGCGATCCAAGGACGTTTCGGCTGCGCAGGATGGTTCCCTGCAGGCCGTCCGTCATTTGGCGACGTCCTATCCCGTCGATTACGGCGTCGGGGGCTGCTTCCACTTGCTTACCACGTCTGCTGCGATGGCTGCCGGCATGAGCGCAGCGTCTCCGATTTGGGGAATGCGATGGACCTCCTCCGCCATGCTTGCGATCATTCGCCGCATCCGCATGACAATGTGGTCTTGGACTACCGCGTTTCCCGGCGGACTCGCTGAGTTCGATCTCATGGCGGCGCGCAACTGGACGACAGACGACAGCGGCGGCACGCTGATCACACTGCCTGGCAATCTCTCAAAGATGCGCGCGACGATGGGTACGTCACAGATGACGGTACGCCAAGCGACGACCGGCGCACTTTCCGCCGGCACGCGAACACTCGACGGATACCCGTTCGGGCAGATCATGGTCGGCATCGGGCCTGCGGTCACGACCGTCTATCAGCCGCGCTCAGTGCTCTATGACAAGATCGGAGATGCGCATCCCAAAGTGCTGGCTCAGAATGAAGGCATCATCTTGCAGGCAACCGTTCCCGGGGGAGGAACGTGGGGCTTTTCTGTTGAAGCCGAATGGGACGAAGTCCCGCTGACGAACTTCTAAGAGCTGACACGACATGCAGTACAATCCACCTTACGCGGGCGCCGGCCCGAACGGGACCTATGTTGACGGCGACCCGCTGCACGGTATCCCGCCCAGCATCATCCCGGCTGCGGCAGTCGAATGTCCGCAGCGCGAGATCGTCAACGCGATCCTCAAGAACCAGATTTCGCCGACGAACGGTGATCAAACGCAGCTCTCCCGCGCGATGCAAGCTGATCTGGTGAATTGGGCCGTCGATGTCGGCAGCGCGAACAATATCGTCATCAATCTTGACCCTGCGCCACCGACGCTCGTCGCTGGTCTCAAGGCGTGGGTGCTGATCAAGGCGACCAACACCGGTGCGGCCACGGTGACATGCAATGGCATCGTAAAGCCGCTCTTGACGCAGGGCCTTGCCAACCTTGCTGCAGGCGTCATCGTCGCGAATGGCATCGCCATCATGGTCTATGACGGCACGCAGTGGCAGCTCATGCTCGGCACGGCGGCGACCTCGGGACCTGCCGGCCCGACAGGCGCTGCCGGCCCTGCCGGTCCTCCTTGCCCCGCCGGCTCGAA